TAGAAAACACTCTTGATTGACCATTAACAGCAATAAACTGCGTAATCATACTATTCATTTGTTCAAGATAATAACTCTTCAAGGTAACTTGATATGAACATTTAACATGCACAGGTATAGGAGCAGAGATTATTTCATAAACAACCTTTTTGTTTTTAAATTTATCGTTGAATTGTTTTGCTTGTTTAAAAGCTTCTGCATTTGCAAAGTCGGTAGTTTTTGCTTGCTGTATTAAAGTGTCAATTGAAATAACACCGGAGCCGTTATAGTAATTAAATTTAGTTGGAATAGATGCTTGATATTTACCTCTAAAATTTGCTGCTGGCGTTGTTGCGTTTCTTTCAATAGATATTAGTGGCAATATTAATCTACCACCACTATCCCTTATATCTTTATTGTTCTTGATTTGAAACGCACGTTCGGCAGAAGTCCAAATAATAGGAACTTTTTTGTATCCTTCATGAGAAACAAGATGGACATTTATTCTCTCACTTAACCAGTCATAAACAGCAAAGTCTATTGTTTCTAATTTAGACGGAGTTAATGGTAGTGTAAATGTTCTTGGATCTAATGGTTTTTGCATTTAGTTATCCTACAAATACCAAAGCTGGTATTTTCTGTCCAACTTTCTGAAGGTTATCAGATATAGCGCCCTGTTGTTCAATAATCTTTGGATATGTCATTTCAGCAAGGATTGTCTTTAATTCATCACGCAACTCTTTCTTTTCAGCGGTTGCTTCTGATAATAATGCAGGACCATTTAGGGTTACTGATTCGCCGGGAATTGGTATTGTGCTAAATTTAGAACGAACGTGGCCTAATATTTCTTTACATACAGCAAGTGCATATCTTCTAATCCATTGTTTACCAATTGAGTTTATGCTTTCATATGGTATGTTTGCAAATGGAAGAGTATTCATATTATTGACACCATTTACACCAGTATCTACTCCTGCTTCACTTTCTGTCCAAGGGTCTGAAGGAATTGTAAACTCAACCCAGAACTTCTGTGGAGTTGCAATATTTGGTACTGGAAACAATCTTAACATATTGTTTTTGATTTCAAATGAATAGTGTGAGTTTCTGGTATATATTGCCGTTTCATATGCCATTGCTTGAAGTTTGTTTTGCCATGTTGGAATGACTTCAAATGTTGAATCGTCGGCATATTGTCCGTAAGAAGACATATTACCAATTGTATTTAAACCACCATAATAACCAAAAAATCTCCACATTGATTGTGGAGTTTTATAAAACACTTTTCTTATAACAACCTTTTTTGAACCTACTTTTCCTGCGTATGGTACGCTTTTTCCATTAACATCAATACCGCTAACTGATGCAGATTCAATTATGTTTTGTAAATCATAATCTTGAATATCAATAATTGTACTTAATGATGCTGAATATATTGGGTCATTCGAAGATAAGCCACCTTCAAGAGCATATGCTTTACCATAATTTCTTAGATAATCAAGAGAATACTTTGGATATTTTAATGCAACATTGGTAGAACCAGAAACAATTTCACCATCTTGATCAAATGAACCAGTTGACTTGCCAAGCATTGACGGAAGTGCATTTGTTGCTTGATGCAAATTAACAAGATATGAATATTCTAATACCGCTTCTTCATATGCAGCATATACATTTCCTGTTGTTAATTCAATATCTAATATATCACCACCAAGTTTCTTGTAAACATATGCAACTTGGTCTGTTGCGCCAGATATAAAAGCAGGAGAAGTAGAATAAATACCAAATGGTAATGTAGCAGCAACATCGCCAAGAGTGCCAGCAGATGGAAGTACAACAGCACTTAAAGTGCTTGCAGGGGTTAAGGTAGGAACAGCCATACAATAAATAGTTTAATAAAAAAGAAACCCCTTTGTTTTAGAAAGGGGTTCCTTATAAACAAACTAAACTTTAAGTTTAGATTAGCTGTTACCGCCCCAAACAAGTGCCCATTTGTTACCTGCACTTGATGAAGCATAAACACAAACTGCTCCTTGGGAACCAGTTAATAGTGTTGGTGTATCTGTTGTTAAAGCATTAAAAGAAGAGCCTGTACTTGGATAAAGTTTTAATGTTTGATTTGCAACTGCGTTTGCAATAATATAAACTTCTCCATTAGTTGCTGCTGGTAATTGAACACCTTTTGTATTATCAGCGGCAGTTACTATTGTAACGTGACTTACAATTGCTGCTGAACTTGATACAGAAGAACCAGAAGCGGCAAGTGTGCCAACATCACTCAATATAAAACCAGAACCAACAGTAGAATCACCGCTTGTTGTAACGCTTGTCATTGCTTGTGCAGCAAGTTCTTTTCTCATTCTTGAAACGCTAAATTTAGAACCCATTTTAAAAATCCTCCATTTGGAAATAATCCAACATAAATAAATAGTTTTATATAATAAGAAACCCCCCAATATTTCTACTGGAGGGTTTCAAATCGTTAATAACGCTTAGTTATTAAGCGCCGGATTCACCGAACATGCCACGAATGATGACCAAACCATAGAAGTCTGGACGAATCATCTTCTTGGCATAACGGGTCATAACGCCCTTACGTGGTACGAAATCATCGATACCAAAGATGGTAGGAGTGACTTGTAATGGAACGTATGGTGCATATACGAAGCCGCTTTCAAGGAAGGAACTTCCCTTACGACCGACGAGGATAACGTTACGGAGGAAGTATGGGTCAACGTACACATCAAACTTCTTAGAGATTGAGCCAACGTTTACAACACCAACTTCACCCTTATCGTCGTCAACGGCAATTCTAGCTTTGAATCCTGCTGTCATTTCAAGGACTGAAGCGACTTCTGGATTGACTACGAGGAAGTTTGCACCGCCACGAAGAGTCTTTCTGTGGATTTGAGCAGATACGTCATTGATGGTTTCAATGAGGGTTTCGTACCACATTGAAACGTTACCAGTAAAGTCTGGAGCTTTTGCGGAAGCGCCAACTTCTACGCCAGTAAGTCTGTTGACGAAGAGGCCGGGTGAACGTGACCAGTAGAATGTACCAGCGGTTGCACCTTTAACGAGGTCTTCAAGAATTTCACGGTCTATTTCAAGACCGATTTGTTCTGAAAGAATTGAGGTTAATTCAACTTCTGCATCCAAGTTGTGGTAAGCATTGAGGTCTTGTCCAAGTTCTGGGGACCACTTTGCTTTCATTTTCTTGGTAACAGCGGTGACGCTGACAGAATCGACTTTGATATCGATTTCTGGGATTGCAGTATTACCTTCCAATCCCCATGTATCAGTACCGACTACTGCGCCAAGAGCGTTGGTTGTGCCAGCACTTGGTGTTCCAGAGAAGTCATCGGTTTGAGCGTAGGAGATTGTAGTTGCACCAGAAAGAACCATATCTGTGAGGATATTGGCAACAGTTGCTGTATCAGATGAAAATACGAGAAAAGCATTTGTTTTTGAGGTTGTAGTAGAACCACCAAGAACAGTTGAACCATCACCAAGTTGGGTCAATCTTCTAACCAAACGTGTTCTACCGGCAGAACCTGTTGCATTGTTTCCAGCAGATGAACTGAAAGAAATTGCAACAAGGTTTTTGAGGTTTAATTGGCTAAATGAAGCAAGTGGGGTTGAGAAAACAGCCAAGTTGGTTGTACCAGATGTAAAATCTGCATCGAAGTGAACCCATTGGTCAAGATATGCACCACCACCAGTAGTTGCACCAGCACCGAAAGTACCAGAAGCAACAAGTGTTAATGCAGCAGCGTGTGAACCAGTTGGTGAGGTGTAGCCGTTGTTAAGGTTGTAGAAACCCTTATCAGCGTTTGCACCAGTTAAACTAACACCGCCTGTGATTTGTTGACCGACGACGCCTTGACCATAAACGGAATCTCCAGCTTCATATCCAAGTCTTGGACCAGAACCTGCTGTTGAGGAAATGTTGAAGTCAAGGAAGAAGATAAGACCGCTTGGGAGTGACATTGGTTGAACGGAAACGAGGTCGTTTGCAATCAAACCAGCGAATACTCTACGAACGATTGGGAATGCTACGGCAGCGAAACCTTCTACATCGCCAGCAGCCATGCTTGAAGATTCACGGAGAAGTTCTTTTGCTTGGTTTTCAAGCAAACGAGCCATGCCGTGACGAGTTCTTTCATCTGACAAGCCTTCTAAAAGACCAGTCTTTTCCCACTTTTGAACGAGGGCATGACCTTCTTTGCGTAAGTCTCTATTGACCATGCCTTCTGTTAATTTTTGAATAATAGACATAATATAAACTCCTTAAATGTTTATTTTGATTTAATACCTGCGAGAATTTTCATTCTATCAGTAACTGGTGAAGTTAATGAATTCTTTTCCATTCTCTCTACAAC